TTGCGCAGTACCCGTCAGCCTGCATGAATTCGCATTTAGTACCAATACAAATCCACAGAACGGGTATAAAAATTTCTATCATTTTGCGACTCCAAAGTATTTCATTGTTCCAATAATGTTCGGCTGTCAATATCCCAATACAGTTCTACAGACTTACGTGCATAGTCTGAGTCAATGTATTGTCCCATTACTTGTTCAGTGTTATCTAGACGGTACACTCGGCCGCCCCAGATACCAGTCTGGTTACCAATCTTGTATACTGCACCGATGATTCTGCCGTCTTGGTCATCATAGTAGACCCATTGGGAGAATTCTTTTTCTGTCCATCTTTTCATTACCAACCACTTTCGTCAACAATGGTTTTCTCTATGATTACCATATCGCCGTTGATGACAGCAGGCAAAGACACTTTGACGATTGAACCGATACCAGAAGATGAATCTACGGAGATAGTGACGTATTCGGAATCCGGATACTTGTCACAAAATGTTTTGATGGCCATCAGGTCTTTCTGAGTTATGTATAGTTTACTCATTTGGTTTCTTTCGTACATTGTGGTTGCTCTAGGTTGCCCATCGCACGTTCATGAAGTTTATCCCATACGTCTGGTTCTCCCCAGAAAAGGAAGAACAATAGAAGAATAACTGCGAGGTCAGTCATTTTCGAGGACCTCTAGGAATTCTTTCGGAAGGCGGACGTTAGGAAGTCCGGAAGCGCTGGAAAACATCGGTGCTATTTGAGAAGGAGTATAACCAGCAAGGCCACAACCAATAGCAGTAACGTTGAATACCAGATTAGGCATATGTGTAGCAAATTCTATGAATTGATTAACGTATACTCTAATGTAAGTTAAGGGCAAGGTTTCGATGTTTTGGTCTTTTGTCGGAATACCATAATAATCGCCTTGTAGTCCGACACCGACACCATAGATGGCACCGTGATTATCTAACGCAAACTTTGCAGCACCTGCACCGTGTCGGCCGGCCAGGTTTGAACCAAAGACAAAGATTTCTCTTAGAGGTGTCGGTGTTCGGCCAATACAGAGGTCACAGTCTGGATCGTCACAGATATCTTCTAACCATTCGTTAGTCTGTTCATCATAGTGTGCGTCAAACCGTTCATTGTATTTTTTCATAATATAAATCCAAAATTTAAGTCAAGTATCTGATAATTACAATACCAGAACCACCTGCAAGATTAGTTCCTGAGCCACCCCAACCACCAGCACCACCGCCAGTATTTGGTGCACCAGCTGTTGCAGTAGTACCATTGCCACCACCGCCACCCCAGCCACCGCCACCTAAAGATGTTGTAGTTTCACCGCCACCTTGGCCGTTTGCACGACCTCTACCACCGCCACCACCATAATAAGTCGATGTGCCTGATATATCAAATGCACGGCCGTTCCATCCGTCTGTACCGGCACCACCACCTCTTGCAGCGGATAAGAAGTTGCCGCCGTTACCACCATTGGCACCATAACCACCTGTTGCACTTCCTGGTTGTAGTGCAGAACCACCCGTACCAGAGTCGTCACCACCGCCACCGCCAGAACCGCCAGAAGAACCTGCGCCTCCGCCAGGTGCACCGCCACGGCCGCCACCTAAAGCTACGAATGATGCGAATGATGAATTTTGACCGTTATCTCCAGCAATACCTTGTCCTATTACTACAGAATAACTTGAATCAGAAATTGATTGGTTTGTTAAGTATGCTACACCACCAGCACCGCCACCGCCAGTACTTTCACCAGATACAGAACCTCCGCCAGCACCGACTAACAATATATCAAACTTTCTTTGTAAAGCGTTTTCAACGTTGAAAGTTCCATTTGATGTAAATGTGTGTATGGTATAAGCACCTGATGTGGTTATAGTTCCACCAGAGGCATTGAATGGTGGTATACCGACACGTACACCACTGCCTATTTGAATTCCTGATCCGAATGATACTGACATTTTAAGTATTTAAATTGAGATAATAATATTTATATAGTCTCACGAAATATGAGAACTGTAAAGGCTCATGGTCGGGGTCTGGTAACTTGTCACCAAACTGAGACCTCATTTTCTCATACATTTCTAAAGCCTGTTCATCCGTCATTCTGGATAGTGTCTGTTAACAAGTACTTCCAAGATTTCCATAACTTGTTCTGCGGTCAATGAATTGTCCTCAGCCAATCTATCTTCCAACGGAATGATAAACCAAACCCACCTATCTTCATCTTCTTTGTATTCGTGCCATGCAAATAAACACACTTCTTCATCTGGACGGTGTTGCACGACATTACCAAACGTGAATGAATATGTGTCATGTTCAGGAAAAACAAATCCACGTTTTGCGGAATCTTTATGAATATAGATTGCATAGGATTCCATATTGGTATTACCATGTTCTACATATTCATACCCACCATCTTCATTTTGAGTTTCTAGGTCACCGTATCCATCAAATGCAACTTTAATTCCTGAAATAGGTGATAGGTCTTCACCAATATCCAGTGTTCCGTCCCATTGTGAATTCTCAAGTATTTTAATTAAGTATTCTTCGAATTTTGCGTAATCGTATTCCATTTATACCTCTTTGTAAATATTAGACCAGATTTTCAGTTTCTCTTTTTTGGCCTGTCTGGCTGCGTTGATATTACTATCAGAAACAATACACTTCTCTACCATAATATCAATCATAGCCAGAAGGTCACCAACTTCTTCTTCCAAACTTTGCATGTTACTTTTATTTGTAACAGGATGTACAGAATCAAAACCGAAACGGAAAATCTTTGAGATTGCCTGTGTCACTTCGGCACATTCTTCCTGTGTAATACAGAAAATCTCTTTGGTCTTTTTATCCATTAATAACCTCATTCAAGAGAACTTGATTACCATCGGCACCTTGGCACCAAGATTCGGCAAAGTCTTCCGCTTCACTCTCAGTACGAATTGTGGTTCTTTGAATAACCCTATTCTCAACATACAAAGCAACTTCATAAACATCAAACTGTCTATCAAGTCCACGGCTTAATCTGGTCACAGTAGCCTTTCTACCTGTGCCATAAAATTCTGAGTAAATCTCCATAATAACTCCTTATGCAATTAATCCAATAAAACGATTCAGTACAACTCGGCTATTATGTTTACCACTATTGTACTTCGTAAATGCAGAGGCAATACCTCTGAAGGTTGAGTTTTCTTTAACTTCAAAAGAAGAATCCTCATCGGTATCTAGGCCATTTGACCGCAAGATATAATATTCATCATATCCGGTATTTTCTAGAATAGCATACTTTGTTTTTCTAAAGTTATCTTTCATTTCTTCGTGGTTCATTTGTTTTGGAAACCATTCATGAACTTTACGATTGAAGTCTCTGCCATTGATAACATAGAAACCAATAACGTTAGAACCTGTTCGTGCTTTCAACAAACGAATCAATGCATTTGTCTGTGCGCTATGACCACTTCTATTATCAATCTTCTGTTCATGTTTGGTAACAGGATCACGCATAACCAATCGTTCACATTTCATTTGAACATCGGTCAGTCCGTAATAAGGATCTTTTTGGTAATAACGATTCGTATTATTACTTTCACCATCAGTCAAAAAGATTGTATTGACAATTTGTAATTTGTTTTTCTTCTGAAACTCAGGAACAATAGTCATTGCATGGACGATTGCTTGGTTCAAAGGTGTACCTTGCATATGCATCCAGTATGGAAAAGAACCACGTTTGCCGTCTAGTCCAGCCATACACACCAGTCCAGAACATGCATATGTGAATTCAGCACTAGTCATCCTAGATGATAGTAGATTCATCAAGCCATATGGTTTGAAATACATATCATTTTCTTTTGGTACTTGTTTGGTCAAATTTGGTGTATCTGTATCTTCAACAAACGCATATACATCATATGGTATATTCATTTTCTTACAGAACAATACCAAGTTGATTAGTTGTTTCATTGTATTACCAATGTGGTCAATCATAGAACCGGACCAGTCGAGAAACATAACAAGCCCGTGTGATTTACCACCAGGAACAACCGTGATTTTCTTAAAGATATCTTCACTGAAACCATAAGAGTAAATTCTACTCATGTTCAACTCACCAGTCTTGGCTGTTGATGCACGTTTCAATTGGTCAGCATTCTTACGCATTTCAAATTCTTTAACAAGATAAGAAACGACCTTATTACTCTCATTACGAATTTTCAAAAAGGTTTCTGTTGAAGAAATATGATTATCTTCTTTGTATCTTTTCCAGATTTCTTTGTGGTCAACAACTTTTTTTGGATCGAAATGTGGAACATTTGCATAGATGATACTGTTCACACTATTATCAAATAATAACCTTTCGTTCTCTTTATATGCAGCATCGGTGAAAGAACGAATTTCATCTTCTAGTTCTACTTGTTTGTCATCTTCTTCAGATTCGAATTCATCATCATCTGATTGTTGATTAGATTCAACTTCTTGTTCTTCTACTTCTTCACCGTCATCTTCAAAAGATTGTTCTTGTGAATTACCTTGGTCTTCAAAGTCAACTTCTTCATATTCTTCTTCGCCTTCACCATCACCACTTTCACCTTCTTCAGCTTTGGCTTTAGCACGTTTCTGTTCTTGTTCTTCTAATTGACGTTTCATATACTCGACAATCTTCTTCGAAACATCAATAACATCATCATAAGTTTCGGTGGTTTCGACTTCATTCAGCAAACCACGTTCTTCTTCATTAAATTGAATACGTAGTGCTGCACCACCTTTGCAGTGCAGGTTGATGCGGTCAATAAAATTCATCTTATTGATATCAGTACCTTTGATACCAAAGAAGTCTCTGTCCATAAGCTCACCATAAGCTTTCACAAACGAGTTTTTGAGACCTGGATATTTGTATTTGATTTTACGTTCAATGCGTGAATCTTCAACTACGTTGGCCACATCCCTATTAATCTTTAGTTCTTTGGCTTTCAACATACCTTCCATTGGTGTGTATAGAGCATGGCCAACTTCATGACCTGTGAATAAGTCATAAAGAGAGCTGGAGATATTTTTGTCCAAAACCGGAAGTGTCAAAATCCGATTTTTAACGTCAAAGGATGCTGTTTGCACCGGACGTTGTTCAACAACAAGGTTCTCGGTCGCCATCAATTTGGCCAACAGTGATTTTGATTCGATTAATTCCATTATTTTTTCTCTGTCATTACGATAACATTGCCAGTAGGAGTTTCTTCTACTCGCAAATTCAATACTGTGCCTTCTTTCCAACCAACTTCAGCAATAAATTCTTCGGTAAATTGTATGATTGCGTCACCTGAGCCATCATCGGCTTCCAAAACGTCAAACACATAGCTTTTACTCATAGTATTCTTTCATTTTTCTATACCAATCTTGGTCATTTTCATGTCCGGTTAGTGCAGCCCACTTCCGGATAACTTCATCCAATGATTTCCATTCAATCGGTGCTTGCGGTTCTTTTTTTGGTTCAGTATTTTGCGACATTTTATGCTCCTAGCTCTTTAATTGACGACAAAATCGCTTTTTTAGCGTTTTTACGGTCATATTTTACGACATTTTTGTGTTCTTGTACAGGCTTGATTGGTGTACGACACACAGGACGTTGTAATTTTACAACGAAACTCATTTTCTTGCTCATTTTAGCGCCTCATTTTAGAAATATCTACAGCTTCTTCGCTGTTAAACACGGGAACAGCGTTGGATTTGTGCATTGTTGCAATTCCCATCACTTTTGTACCAGTGTAAACCTTAGGTGCTGCCTTAGTAGCGACACCATTACCAGTATTTAATGACGGATGCCGCACGGTTTCACGACCGGCAGGCACCGACAGCTTGTACGTCAGTTGATTGCTTGTGGATTTGATAGGTTTTGATGTTTGGTGTGATTTCAACCAAGCATCATATTGTTCACGCACGGCTTTTGGTCCTAGTTTTTTCTTGGACTTGGCGGTTCGAACATAAATCATCATAAAAATCTCCTGAAGAATGGTTGTATTATACACCATCCATCAAAGAGTGTCAATAGTTGTGTTGTTAATCTACAACATCAATAGTATTTAAATTTTTGGGATTTTTGATTATAACGTTGATGAGATTCGAAGGATTCATACTCATCGTAATACTTTTGTTTTCGCTGTTGTTTCTGACGTTTTTTATTTTTGTTTTCTTCACGAAAATATTCCTCATCGTCATAGTCTCGCTCACCACGAAACTTTCCAGAAAATTTTGACACTTTAATTAAACTCCTTGATTGATAACTTCAAATGTTGTGAAAGTAATGCCACGAATACGGGCTTCTGGCATATTTTGCATGTTCGTTTCCGAAACATAGATTATATTGGATGCGGGATAACATAGTTTTACAAGTTTTAGTAAATTACAGGACGTTCCATCAAAATCATTAAAAGTAAACACTTCATCGACAAAAGGAAAACTCTCGACAAATTCTTTTCTTTGTTCAAATGTATTTTTGGCACCACTTCGACATAATTCCATGTAAGAGTCGGAGTGTACACCAACAACGAGCCAATCACATTTAGATTTGCAAGTTTTTAATAATTTAAAATCATTATAAGTTATAAAATCAAATTCACCAGATAGAACAATGATGTTTTCTTTTTTTATCATGGCAACATGTCTGGAAATGCCTCTTTTACAAATTTATAGTCCAACCCTTTTACTCCCAAATCTTTATTAAAGATTCCCAATAAAACTTCTGCTTCCCGTGGTTCAATTGATTCTAACATTTGAATTAACAATTCATTTTTACGGTGTTCGCTCAATTTTTCTGCTGTTGGATCACCAACTCTGAACATATACAACCTGCGTATCTGTCCGTTAATACTATCATGTGTAATACCAGGCAACATATCGGTTGGTATACGATAATTTTCTGGTAACTCTTTTACTGTCCATTGTATGTTTGGATGATATGCTAATTTTAGTACATCAACCAATGTTTGTGAAAGATTCTTGGCAATTACATCCATTCTTTCTTTTTTGTTTTTAGCCATTTCAAAGTCATCAAATACTTCATATAAAGCTTTCATTAAAATTCCCCAATAACATCTATTAAACTTTTCAGTTTGTTTGCAATCAAATAATCCAGTATTTTACCCTTAGGTGCTGGTTTGGTTTCTTCATAAGTATTTATAATTTTGGTTTGTATCTCACCAGGTATGTTTCTCAGGTCAATCAATGTCTGATTGCGTGAAAATCCAATACGTGCATTTTCATCATCATAATCACCATAGTTTTGTGACATGAATTTGGTCAGTTTGGCTTCGGTCATCACCTTTTGTCGAATCTCACGCACAAAGGTGTCACTTGGTGAAAGAATGTTTGGAATGCCATCACCTTTATCACCATGAATGATTTTTTCTTTCAATTCATCCATTGGATTCTTAGAGATAAGAAACTTCTTCTGTGCAGGATTGTATTGCTTAACAGTATAGTCACTTCTACCATTATACATTTGCAATTGCAAGAAATCACCATCACTGGAAATAATTAGGATGTTTTCATGCATGATATGTCGAGGCACAAGTGTACCAATGATATCATCGGCTTCTGCACCTTCAACATCAATTACTTTGTATGGGAAATTATCTCTGAGCTCTTGCTTAAATTTAGAAAGCATGTCAAAGATTAGATGCCAGTCAAGGTCAGACTTTTCTCTTGACTTCTTGCGGCCGGCCTTGTAGAAAGGAAAGAATTCCTTGCGCCAATATTTACGGTTGTCAGCACACAACACAACTTCACCATATTCTTCACGGAAGTTCTTTAGGTGAGTCCTGAGAATGTTCAGAACCATGTGTCTGATAAGACCTTCTTCTAATTTAACGCCTTTTTGACTGGCAATTTGTGCCATTAGTCCGGCCAATAATACCTGGTTAAGGTCAACGAGAATCATAATAACTTTCAGTTTAAGATATGTCTATTTTACATCATTGACTTGAACTTGTCAATAGCATCATCTAGGAAATTGTTAGATGTTGTTGTTTTCTTCGCAATTATACCATACCAACCCTGTGGTATTAAACCGGATATGTATTCTCTAGGATCCGAGAAAATTGCATCAAACGTGTCGAGGTTTTCAACTGCACCACTTTCTTCGTTGCATTTAAACAACAAAATATGCCACCAGTTACCGAGTTCATTTCCTCTGACCTCTTCTCCTGGATCCTTGTACTTATTTGTTATGATGTTGATACTTTCTTCGTCTTCCATTGGTAGAAAAAATAATGCATCAAATTCTTCACCAACATCTTTCAAATACTCTAACATTGTAATCCTTTAATATGTGATTTTCTTACTCTAACCATAATCCAAGAATTGTAATAGTCATCTGTTTCCAGAGCACCATTTACAAACTGTTCTTTTGCTTCAAGATAACCACATTCACCTTTGCTTTTGCATAGATGTATAATTTCTCGGCTAAACGAATCTAGTCCATGCATTATAACATCTTTTTTCAATTCCTCATTGCTACCGTAGTAATTTTGCCAGTCCGAGGAAACTTTGAAACGTTTCTTCTTACCTTTTACTTGTTTAGTTTTTGAGGAGTAGAAAAACTTCTTGCCAATGTATTTTTTATTTGTTACATTGTTGGTGATAATATAAACGAATCCATAATTATCACCAATCGAATCTTCTGTAAAGTCTTTGTCTTTATATTTCCAATTTAGTCCCATTTGTCCTCATCTGATTCATCATCCTCATCTATATATTCGTCTTCGGATAATGAATCAATGGGTTCACCACAAAATGGGCAAAATTCAGGCAATTCTTCTGATACTAGTTCTTCCATATAAATTACATCGTAGCTGGATTCACAACTACTGCACTCCGCTGTTATTGTTCTTGTTGACATATCTTTCCTTTACTTCCAATATTTTGAATAATCTATGTTTTTCCAATATTTTTCATTGTTTCTATTCCAAAAATTTTTAATCAGATACCAAGCCATACCAAAGTATCCCATCTTCTCAAATCTTCTACTATCTTGGCCAAAATAGTGATTCATTAATTTAAACTTTTTAACATCATATTTTTGCGATAGGAAAAAGTCTTCACTTGTTCCATATTTTTCAGCAAAGCCTCCGTGTTCCCAAAATCTGTCTGTTCTAGTTAACATGAAAGCACCAACTGCAAATGGTGACCAATATTTCATTATATTGTTAATCGCATTGAATAACATAAATCCTATTTGTGCTCTTTTACTATTATCATAGCATTTTACATTCAATCCAATTAAATCCAAATCATTATCTTCCATTTCTTTAATTGTGTCGTATATAACGTTGTCAGCAAAGAAACGTACATCTGAATCTATGAATAGTATATATGGTGTTGTGACAAGACGAGCTCCACTATTTTTTGCGACAGAAACCGGACCACCTTCAATAACTTCAACATTCAAGTCACCCTTCATCATTCCGATGACCCATCGTGTATTGTCCGTAGAACAATCTGCAATAATGATTCTTGTTTTTCCTATGTCTTGTTGACGCAGGTGCATTAACAAATGTGCGATGTAGTTTTCTTCGTTCTTGCAAGGAACAACTATGGTAATTTTATCACTTAATAACATAAGTATTCTTATGCTTTAGAGATTTTCGCAAAGACTTTATCCATAATCTTTTTTCTTTATCCTTGTTGTGTTCCAGGATCGCCTTGTACATTTTTCTGATTATCTTCTTTACCCTCATCGTCACTCTCCTTAGTCCAAGTAACTATTTCCCAACGACCATCGTGGTGTTCAACTAGTGCTGTACAACTCTCTACCCAATCACCATCATTCATGTAAATTATACCATCAATATCTTTAATTTCAGCAGTATGTATATGACCGCAAATTACACCATCAAATCCACGTTTTTTACAGTATGTTGATAAGTTCTTTTCAAATTGAAATATAAAATCGTTTGCTTTCTTTACTCTGCTTTTCAGATACTTACTTAGTGACCAATAACCGAAACCAAATTTATGTCTAATCCAATTAAACTTACTGTTCCATTCTAAAACTAAATCATATAGTTTATCACCAAGAAATGCCAGCCATGGTGCAAGTCTGGTGATACCATCAAACAAGTCACCATGAGTAACCAGATAGTGTTTACCATCTACACCTATATGTTCTATCTGATTATGTATTTCAATTGATCCAAAAGAAAAACCATAAGGTATCATTGTACGTAAAAATTCATCGTGGTTTCCGGCAACATAAACAACTCTAGTGCCACGTTTTGCATGACCAAGTATTCTTCTCACAACATTAGTATGTGGTTGTTTCCATCTCCATTTGTTCTGTTGAATTTTCCATGCATCAATTATATCACCTACGAGATATAGAGTCTCGCAGGTGTTATGTTTCAAAAAGTTATTCAATTTATTTGCTTGACAATCTCTTGTTCCCAAATGCACATCACTAATGAATATACTTTTGTAGGTTTTCATTTTATGCCCAAACATCTCCCCAATCACCACTCAAAGCTCCTTTTGCATAATCGGTTGCACGGTTCTCAAAGAAGTTCGTGTGTGTTGGTGCGTTAATCATTTCTTCAACCCATGGTAATGGGTTCTTCTTTACTTTAAAAATACCCTTAAGACCAAGAGATATAAGACGCCTATCAGCAATATAACGGATATACTTTTTAACATCTTCACTAGAAAGACCGTCCATAGCGCCCATAGAAAAGGAGAGGTCAATAAACTTATCTTCCAATTCGACCATTTTTTCGGCGATGGTGTAGATTCGTGATTTGAGCTCATCGTTCCATATCTCTTTATTTTCTTCTATGTAGGTACGGAATAGTTTAATCATTGATTCGGCGTGTTGAGTTTCATCAACGATAGACCATGTAACGATTTGGCCCATACCTTTCATCTTGCCCATACGAGGGAAGTTTAACAACATAATAAAGGAGCTGAACAACTGCATCCCTTCAGTAAAAGCACTGAACACGGCGATGTGGGTTGCAGTTGAAGCAGCATCTCCATTTTTTGAACTAATGTCCAAAATATAATCGTGTTTATCTTTCATTTCTTGGTATTCCAAGAATTGATTATATGTGGCTTCAGGTAAACCAAGAGTTTCAATTAAGTGACTATATGCAGCAACGTGTAATGCTTCTCTTGCAGCGAAACCTAACAACATCATACGAACTTCTGGTTGAGGAAAGTATGGAAGATAGTTCTTCACGTAACCACCAGCAACGTCAATATCACCTTGTGTAAAGAACCTAAAAATATGTGTAAGAAATTGTTTTTCTTCTTTTGTTAGTTTCTTCTTCCAATCTTTAACATCTTCCATCATTGGAACTTCTGTGTGAAGCCAATGTGACTGTTCATGTTTCAACCAAGCATCATATGCCCATGGATAGTTGAAAGGTTTGAAACTATTTCTCTCGTCTGTAAGTCTGGAATCGACTTTCTTAATCATACTGTAGCCCACTCTTTTAATTCTGTAACTGTCTTAGAACCAACCAATCGTTTAATCTCAACTGTACCATCAGTCAATACTAATGTTGGTACACCACGAATGCCATACTCAACTGCAATGTCGGATTGAACATCAATATCAACCACTTCAACCGGAAGTGATAGATTTGCTTCTTCTAAATTCTTTGCCAATGATTTACATGGTTGGCACCATGATGCGGTAAATCTTAAAATCTTCATTTATCTCTCCATTAATTCGTTTACAAAATTTAATAATAGTTTATGTTGTTTTCCGTCATGATAATGACCTTTCATCCAACTATATGATTCATACCAATGTGGTTGACTCTCGGGATGACAACCAATTAAACCTACTCTATTTTGAATGATGGCCATTGGATCATCATTCATATACTTTGCTATAATCTCATACTGTCCCGGACCAAAAGCACAACCATCATAAAAGAACATCTTTTCTTCTTTACCTAACCATTCAATTTTTAAGTTTTTTGCATGGGGTCTACGTGTGTCTGTATTTGGTCGAGTTATGTATTGTTCAACACTCACATTATACAAAAAATTAAAGTAATCATTGCCAGCCCAATAAGCACCCATGCAAATTCCCAAATAACGGCCACCGTTATGAACAAAATCAGAAATGCGCTGGCGATTATCTTTAAACAAAAAATCAAAACTATCACTATCACCCAAACCACCAGGAAAAGCAACAATATCGACATTATCGAAGAAGTCATTTTCTAGTTCGTGCTTTGTGAATATTTTAAAATTATAATGTGTTTCTAATGCTTTAATTATTCCATTACCAGATTGTACTGAGCATTTCGGCTGATGTAAAAACAAAGCAATTGTAGGTTTCATTTATCCCTCGCAAGCAATACAATCATTTCCTTGTGCTACTTGAACCATATCAAGTTCTTTAATAACTTGACGTTCAATTTTCTTGGATACTTTATCTGCTTTACCAATCTTTTCTGAACGGCAGTAGTAAAGTGTTTTCAATCCTTTTTTCCATGCCATAAAATGAATGGCGTGAATATATTTAATGTGTGCATC